TCAATGGATGGTCACGCTATCCTGCCCAAGGGCTACGGCGCGCGCCTGTTGCTCGGTGCGGAAGGACATGTGCTGCTTGATGCCGCTGCATTCCGCGATGACCCACCAATAACCGCCAAAGCGGTGTGGGCCTTTGATGATTTTGGTGATGGTCATAGGGTGTCCTTGCCGCGCTGGGCGGCAGAAGGTGGGTTAGGGTTAAGCTCTCTCAACGAGATCCAGTCCGATCTGACTTACGCGATCGACGCAGGCAGGGTTTAGCCAGATGCATTCGGTACGGTTGGCGGTGCCGCGACCGGCGCTGATGCGGGCAGATGTGCTGTAGCTGGCCCATCCTGGAAGCAACTCCGCGTACAAGTCGCTGGGATAACCTGAAAGCACAACCATTCCTTCTAGCTCGAGCAAAACCCCGAGCAGTTCGCGGTGTGCGGCGTCATCCATCTCGTGTTTGTAGTACCGACCGCTCGACGCGCCCTTGTACCTGGTGTCATGTACATAGGGCGGGTCGACGTAGTGCAATGTCCGCGGCCCGTCATGCGCCTTGATTACCTCGATCGCGGGCCGGTTTTCGATCAGCACGCCGCTCAGCCGCTGGCCAACCTCGGAAAGCTGCTCGGGGTAGGAGGCCCAGAGCGACTGGGCGGTGCCGTACTGGCGCTTCGTGTCGATGCGAAAACCGGTGACGCCTTTGGTGGCACCGGCGGAGCCGAAGCCCATTTGCGCCCTGATGATTGTTCGTCTTGCACGCTCGATTGGTTCGGCGCTCGACTCCCAGGACAGTTCGAACTCTTCGCGGGAATATGGCGTGAATACCAGGCGTTCGACCAGTCCCGACCGCGAGTCCTGATCTTGCAAAACCCTGAACAGATTAACAATGTCGCCATCGAGGTCGTTGTACACCTCGGCATACGACCGCGGCTTTTGCATCAGCACGCCAGCGGCGCCGCCGAACGACTCTACGTAGCAGGTGTGCGGTGGGAAGTGTTGCAACACCCACGGCGCAAGCCGGAACTTGGCGCCGTGGTACCGGATGACCGGGGCGGTGATGGTCATAAATATTTTCCAGGCGTGCGCCCGCCGCTCACCGGCAGGCATGTAGGGGGATTGGGGTTAGGGGTTAGGGGTAGTTTTTGCTGATGCGCTGGGCGATGGCTTCGAGCTGCTCGGCCATGCCCCACATGTCGTTGTTGTCACGGCGGGATACCACTGCCGCGCGCTGGACGTTACGGTCGATCAGGATCTTGGCTGCCAGGATGATCAGCCAGGCTTCAAACTTGCGACGGAAGAACCGTTTCATGGCCTCGGCCCCTTGTAGATGAAGACGTAGGCGAACCAGAGGGTGGCGATCATGGTGCCACCTCGCGCCACTTTTCATACCCCTCACCATATTCCCAGCAGTAGGTTGCCGGCCATGCTCCGCGAGTCGCCTGGTTAACGATGTTGTAACTCCATCCGTCTTTAGTTGGTGTGGTTTTGATCCAGACGTGCTGCGCGCCGCCGAGATTCCAATCGCCGTAATCCTTGACGACCTCGGCCATGAACGCTCGCAGGTCGTGGTGCCCGCGACTCATCACGATGTAGGTGTCACCGCCAACGCTCTCGACGGCAAGCGGATACTTTTCTGTAGGCATGACTTCGTCCTTGCCGCTATAGCGGTTATCAAGTTCATAGAGGGGAGAGGTATCATTGCCACCTCAGATAGGGAGGTGCGATGTGGTCGTACACGGAGTTGAATACGAGTTTCTTACTGCTTCAAGCGTGACCAAGGGTCATGACGGCCTAGGGATTGAGTGCTGGCGCGGCAACGATATGGTCTTTGAGATATTCAGGAATGACGAAACGCTGCGTTTTGAGGTGACCTTGTTCGAGCAGGATGTCCCTTTAGAATTGCTTGAGTACGCGATCCAAACTGCTCGCGCAAACCTGGGTGAATTTTCGCCGTAGAGCTGCTCCTTGCCGCTATAGCGGCTGACTTTGAAGGGGGAGGGGTAACAGGTTTTGCGGGTGGAGTACGGATGTACTCCTATCTGGATTTAGCTGATTCTTCCTGCTTTGCCTGGCGCGCCTTGAAGCGTTCGTAAGGCCCCTCGGGCAACGATGCAATCTTGTTGGCCGCCTTGATCAGCAGATCGCCCAGGGCTTTTTGGGCTTTCGGCGTGAATACCTTGAAGCGGGAGCCGGCCGGGTAGTAAGCGTCGTAAGCCATGCGGCTACAGAGCGTGGAAGCCTCATCAAGTCCGCAGCTGCGGCCATACGCGTGCAGCCTGTCGCGCTCTTGGATCAATTCATCGATCTGCTGATCCGCTGCGGTCAGGCGCTGCTGCAGGGCGTCTTCACGGGCAAAGGAGCAATCCAGGCATCCATCTTGATGGTTCCGCTGGTGAGTGGCGCAATGGCCGCCTTCTCTTCGACTGCTCATACAGCCTCCCTTGTTACCAGATCATGGGCATTCACAACCGTCATGCCGAGGCGTTCGGCGATCAGGACTTCCAGGCGTGCACCCTTTGAATGCTCCCAGCCGGGCAGGGTGGCCACAGTGTCGCAGTCCATCAGGGCGGCAATGTCGCGGCGCATGCAGTCGTTCCAGGTGCCGCCGTCGGGGTTGAGTTCGGCGGGGTTGGTGACGGTGTGGCCGCCGGCGCGCAGGCTGGCAGTCATGCTGTGGAAAGTTGGGAAATTCAGACCTGGCAAGCCGCTCATGGGCCCGCTGAGGTAAATTCGTTTCACAGGGAGTCCTTGCCGGGCCATGCCCGGGCAGTGGAGTGGGGGAATTACTTCTTCTGAAAGGTCTTGGTCAGCGCCGCATTGACGCTGTTGCCGCGTTTCAATACGACGCGAGCCAGGGCGGCTCGGTCTTTCTCGCTGTGGCTGGCCTGGCTGAGCAGGCCGAAATAGCTGTTGGCGGTCTCGCGCAGATCCTCGGCCGGCGCCGCGGCGGTTCGTTTAAGTGCCTGGTCCAGGGATCGTTTGCGGGTTGTTCGGCGCCAGGGCTTGCTGACGTGGCCAACGAAGTCGACGCCGCGATCCACGGGCTGCAGGATCGTCTTCGTGGGGTTCAGCTTCGCGCCGAGCCGGGGAAGGAACGCTTCGACTTCGGCCAGCCACTGGTTAAGCTGCTGCGGCGACTCATGCAGGAACACGAAGTCATCGACGTACCGGATGTAGTGCTTTGCGCGCAGCGTGTGCTTAGCGAACTGGTCCAGGGCGTCGAGGTAGACGTTGGCGAAGAACTGCGACGACAGGTTGCCGATTGGCAGGCCGAGGCGCGCGGGCTGGGCCACCAGGCGTTTGTGCTGCGGCACCCGGTTGAACAGGTGCGCCGGGCTTCGGGTCTCGTAGTCCTCGCGCGGGTCATGCATGAGGATCTGCACTGCCAGGGCCAGCCACCATGGCTCGGTGATCCTGGCCTCCAGTTGCTTGCGCAGCACCGCCTTGTCGATGGCGACGAAGAAGTTGGCCAGGTCGCACTTGAGGTAGAAGACCGGCTTCGACCAGTTCTCGCTGGCGCTGCGGATCTTCGATTCAAGCCGGGTCGCGGCGTACAGCGTGCCGCGCCCTGGGATGCATGCGCAACTGTCCGCTATGAAGCTGGCGTAGAAGCGCGGGGCCACATGGTTGTACATGAGGTGGTGGACGACGCGGTCCCGAAAGGCTGCCGCCCAAACTTCGCGGGCTTTCGGCCTGGTGACCACGAAGCATATAGATCGGCCTGGCCGGTAGGTGCCGGCAACCAGGTCGTCGTGTAGCTGGATCAGGTTCCGCTCCAGGTCGATTTCGAAAGCCAGCGCGCTGTCGCTGTTGCGCTTGGTGCGCCGGCAGTCGTAATAGGCCTGGACCAGATCCTGAAACGGGTACGGACCCAAAGTCGAATCTGCGGACGGGGCGGCCACGGAGCTCGTTGTTCTTGTCGTTGTTGTTCTGATTGCCATCATCGAAGTTCATGTTGAATGCGTTGTTGGCTGAGCGCTGCGACCTATCGTGCTATCTACGTCGCCGAGCCGAAGGCATAGCCGATCAGCAAGGAAACTGCGCAGGACCTACGCGGACGCTTTAGACCGGCGGTATCCTTTGTACGCATGGCGGTGACCTATCAGGTCAGCGGCACGACCAGATTCAATTCGCACAGACCAGAAAGCCGTAACCTTCAGGTAGCGGGCGCGGTTGGGGTGTAGCGTTTCCAGGCGTTGGCTTGTTTGCCGATCGAAGCCGTTACCTCGATTGCCTTGGCGTGTTGCGGGACGCTGATAAAGCGGTTGTCTTTGAAGAGTCGCATCAGGAATTCGACTACCTGGACCTTCTCGACCAGCAAGGTCAGGTGAGGGCGCTTGTCCTGGGTGGCGTTGGCACGAGCGATCAGCATCAGGACTTCGATGCATTCATCGATCACCCGCTTTCCCAGAGACTGCTTCAAGTCGCGCGGGATGTTCCGGGTCAGGGTGGTGGCCATGTGTAGCAGGCCCATTGCCGCGTTGTAGATCGCAAGTTCCGTATGCATTGCCATGTGGCACGCTCTCCAAGAGCAACCGGCCGCAAGCGGCCGGATTAAATAAGCGAATTAATCAATAAGCTCGCTGCGGACGGGGCGGCCACGGAGCTCGTCGCCCTTGCCGAGGCTGATCTGATAGCCATCATCGAAGGACATGCTGAATGCGTAGCTGGCTGAGCGCTGCGAACTCGACCAATACCAGGTGTCGCGGAAGGCTTCGACGCCACCATCCTGGAAGGCGGTGTGCGCGGTTTGCAACGGGTCTTCGGCACTGTACAACTGGCCCACCGGCTCGCTGTGCGGGTTGTCGCCGTTGCGCGAGTTCTCCCAGTTCTTTTCGGTGGTCGGCTTGAAGTGGCGGTATTGCAGCTCCTGCACGTCGCGCGCCGGGATTGCCCAGTCGGTGAAGCCGCCAATGTTCAGCGCTAAAACTTTCACTGCCAGATCGCTGCCTGCCGCCGCCATGGCCTGGGTGTTGGCCATGCTGTCGGTGAAGCTGTCGGCACCTTCGATCTTCTCGCCGTACTCGCCCCACTTACCGACCAGTTCATGCGCTGCGCCGGCGGTGATGTGCAGGGAGCGCTTGCCGGTGGCCGGATCGCGGGTAATGCCGGTGACGAAACCTCCACCGTAGGCCTGGCCGATGGTCGGGCTGGTCACTGCCGGTGCTGCTTTCTCAACTGCGGACATGATGCTTCCTCTTTTCGAAGGCAACAAAAAAGGCGCTGTGCGCCCTGGTGTGCCGGATCAAGAACGAATGAATGAAGAATTAAATAACGAATCTGCGGACGGGGCGGCCACGGAGCTCGCTGAACTTGACGATGACGTCCTGAAGGCCATCATCGAAGGTCATGCCGAATGCGAAGTAGGCTGAGCGCTGCGAACTCGTCCAGTAATAGCAGTCCTGGGCGAACACCTCGGGGCAGTTCAGCCAGCCCTGATACAGCTCGGCGGCAGCCGGCAGGTAGAAGTCGTGATGACCATCAGCCTGGTACTCGGCACACGCATCAGCCGCTGGGTATTTGCGCTCGTCGTCGTTGCCGATCAGCACCTGGGTGTTGGTGTAGCCGTCGGTCTTGCTCAGTCCTTTGACCTCGACGCCACGACCACCCCACTCGTGGTCACCAACATCCTTGGCCGCGATGATCAGGTAGTGAGCGGGCACTTCACCGCGGGCGTGAACGAAACCGCCGTTGAGCCCGCCCTGGCCCGGCCACTGCTGGCCGATCTCAGGGATAGTGGAAGGCGCTACCGGCTGCACATTCGCCGCCGGCGGAAGCACCTGGGCGAACACGCTAGCAATCGCCATTCTTGCCAGAGCACTGGATGGCATCTTGATAGACACGTCGCCGTGCTTCAGGGTGATCATTTCGTTTTTCATGCGGTTACCTCAGATAGGCGCCGCCCTCCGGTTACCGGATGCAGCGAGCAGGGTGGGTTATGCTTCTTCGGCGTCGAGCCGTGATGCTTGGCGCTGGCCGATGGCGTAGAGTTCTGCCGCCACGTTTTCATTAACTTCGATTTTGTGGCGCGAACGAAGCGCCTCACGTGCACCGGCGGGGCCGAGGGAGTGGACATAGCGAAGGCAGCCGGCCATCACTGATGCCTGTTCGGTGTCTTCAGTCCAGGCCATGAGGTCGGCGAGCATCCGCTTTTCGCCTGCCCGCACCCGGTGCCGAAGCTCTTCCTCGCCAAGCTCCTTGCGTTTCGCCGCGCTCTTTGCAGATCGCGTCTTTTGATCCATGGCCATGGCCTACCTCTTCTATTCCGCTGGCCGGCAGTGCGAGCCAGGTTTGACGTTTGCGTTGCTGGGGGCGGGCTATGCGGCGCATGAAGTCTTCCCCTGCCGCGCTTTGGGATAGTCGATGCCGTGCTCTTCCAGAATGCGCTCCAGCGTTCTATTGGATATCGCAAGCTTGCCGCAGACCATTCGCCGGGATATCCCGAGCTCCTTGAAAGCCTTGATTCGCTCGGCGTAATTTGCGTCTCGAACCTTGGTTTCTGCTTTCCACTTCTCCCCGTAGTGACCGCCGTGACTGGCGCGCTTGAATGAAAAGCCAAAGTCTTTGGCTAACTCCCGTAGGGTTCGCGGGGTCATTCCGGTAGCGGCCGAAACCTCTGTTTGGGTCATGGTTGAGGCCATGGTTTTCACCCGTTCAGCTTGGGCCTTGCGCTTCTCGGCGCGCACATCGAGCGGCGCATATGGCAGTGGAGCTGCTTCAACCCGGCGCCGAACGAATGGTTTTGGCGCCGGCGGCATCTGGTTGCTGTAGGTGATGGGCTTCGGGATATAGCCGCTGGCCGGACCTTCTTCGATCTTGCCGCCGGCCGCCAGGTACTGATCGACCTGTGCGGCCAGTTCGTTGGATGCCGGCCGAAGGCGCTCTACTTCGTTCTGCAGGATGCTGATCATGCTGCTTTGCTCCTGAGCGCCGCCTCATACCCGTCGACCAGCAGCTTGAATTCCCACAGGTCTTCTTCGAGGCTTTCGATGTAGTCATTGTCCCGCTGAAATTCTTTCCACCAGAGCTGGCGGCCCACCGGCTTCAAGAGCGGGCAGTACATCCCGATGTGCCACCACTTCCGGTCGGTGATCCACATGCAGCCCTGCACCTGGTCAATCACCTCGCTGGCATCGTTGTCGATATGAAAGGAGCGAAGCTTGTCGGGGGCCAGGAAGCACTTGTACTCGGAGCCGCCATCATCACCAATGAACCCATCTGCGCTGGCGCCAAAAACGCCGTCGTCGGTCTTGACCAAGCCAACCTGGGTAACGATGAGGCCGGTCTGGATTTCGTGCTCCATGCGCGCCTCGGGCTCCAGCTCATGCCCGCGGCGCATCTGCCATGTTTCAAACCCGCCATCTAGCGGCGCGCCGCCGATTCGCTCGACTGCCAACTCAAATGCGTACGACAGGGCGGCATTCGACGGCTCGCCGACCTTCTCGCCGTCCAGGGCACGCTGAACAACTTCTGCCTTTGGTGCAGCCTTATAGCCGGCCAGGTCACGGGCGCGGCCTTCACTGTGGCCGGCGAGCATTGCCTCCACATACTTGCGTTGCTGCGCAGTCAGCCCGTTTACCTTGGAACGTGCGGTGCTGAACATGCTTGCGGTGATAACCCCGGCGCGGGCCTGGAGCCACTCAGGTGAGCCTTGTGTGCAATTGACGATAATCATTGAGGCGCCTCCAGCTTGGCTTTGTGAACGGTAACCGCCGTCTTAACTGTGGAATACCCGTTGGTGTCTCCAGATGCCTGAAGAACTTTCAGGCTGGCCTGCCAAACATCCTTCAGCTCGTCCGGCGTAGTGGTCTGCCCAACGCGCTCAAGGATGTCCGCGACGACCTGGGCGCGCATGTCCTCTGTTTCAGAGCCATCTGACGACTGTCCGTCGTCGTCGCGGATATCGCCGGTCGTGATGTTCAGCAGCGCACACATCACGTAGCGCTTGCCGTAGGTAGTCGATGAGCCAACAGCCTGTACATCGTTGCGGCCTTTCCCGATATCGATCGGTAGGCTCATGGTCGTTTGCTCGCGGTGACCACTCCGGTGCATCAAGATTCCAGTGACACTGATCGCCTTTTCAGCGTTCTCCACCTTGAAGGTGATGGCGAACCCGTGCTGCTGCATGATCGGCTTCAAGGTGTGGGTGATGTGGTCGAGCGTGGCGTAGGAGTTTCCTGTGTGCAGGTTCACAGCACCTTCGAACACCGTCGGGATGTTGCACTGCATTTCGGCCATCGCAGTGTTGAAAGCTTGCTCAGCTTCCTTGGCCTGCATGCGCTCATGCATGGCCAGCAGGCGCTCCATCTTCTCGATGTCGCAGGTCGGATCGGCGGCAGCACGGCTGATGACGGCCATGATGCTGTTGTCCGTGGAGATCGGCGCCACAGCCTGGCGCCGCTGTTCGGGAACGATGATTTGGCCGCTCATACTGGCTACCTCAGAAGTGGATGGTGATGTTGGGGACTTCGCGGCGTGCGATCTTCAGGACAATGGCTTTGGCCAGTTCCTCGGTTATGTTCATCGACATCAGCGCCTCTTTGGCGGCGCCCATGATCTTCACCTTGTGAGCCTGGTCCGCTTCGCGGGCCTTCTGCTGGCGCTGCGCTTCTTCAGCCTCCGCTGCCTGCCGAGCAATTTCCGCCAATCGCGCCTGTTCTACAGCTTCCTCCTGGCGGCGCACCGCGGCGATGCGTTCTTGTTCAGCGCGTTGCTCAGCGGCGATTCGATTGGTCTCGGCCTGTGCCGCTGCAGCGCGGGACTGTTCGGCTTGCAGCTCCAGTTGCAGTCGCTGGCGTTCGGCGGCAGCCTCTGCATCCAGTGCGGCCTGTGCGGCGGCGCGCTGAGTGGCGGCGGCCTGCTCCAGCAATTCCTGTTCGCGCCGTGCAGCGGCTTCGCGCTCGGCCTGGGCCTGCTGCTCGGCCTGCAGCCTGGCTTGTTCGGCGGCGACCCGGGCAATCTCGGCGTCACGGTCGCGCTGGGCCTGAGCTTCTGCCTCTGCACGCAGGCGGGTCAGTTCGGCCTGTTCGGCCTCGTACTGGGTGCGCTCGGCGTGCAGGGTGCGCAACTTCGCCAGGGTCTGGTCCTTCACCTGGGCCGCTTCAGCTAGGAACTCTTCCCAAGAATCGTTGATTTCAATGGCTTCGAGGTCCGCGATTACCCGGGCAACTACGGACGCAGGAGGTGTTGCGCCGAACAGCGCCAGGTCCTTCATGCTGTCGATACCGTCGACGTGCTTGTCTTTGCGCGCCTGATCAGCGTTTTCCCACTCCGTCAGCGGCTGGCGGGTGGTATCGCGCAGGTTGTCCATCTTGGTGACGAACTCGCGCAGCTCGGCTTCCACCACCTTTGGCATTTCCTTGAGGCGGCGCAGATAGTCACGGCCGGGCTTCTCAACGGCAGCCTTCGATTTGCTGACAGTGGCGGCGAGAGAGGCGATGCGCTCGCGGCCCTTGCGGGTAGTCAGGTCGGGCACTTCGGCAGCGACTTCGGCCTTCACTGCGTCGAAGAACTGGCCCAGGCCACCGGCTACGTAAATGGTCGGCGCGCTGTCGGCGCGCTGTCGGCGCTGATGTCGTCGATGGTGATTACTTGCTGTTTCGCGGACATGGCAATGCTCCCGCGCCATCCTTGCGGGGCGCTGTGTAATGTTTTTAGTTGGTGATCAGGCCGCCGATAGCGGGGCCCAGTAGAACGATGGTGAGGAAGGTCAGGCCGACGATGGCCGAGGTCCAGCGGATGGCGCGGCGCCGGTGCTGCTGATGGGTGGTCATGGCATACACCACTGGCTGCCGCAGTAGTAGCGACCATCATCAAAGTTCGGGGGGCCGGATTTGCGCCCGCACCCGCACTCAACTTCCTCCTCGATTTCCTCCGCTGACTGATCTGGCTGGTCAGCCAGTTGGCAGTTGGTGCCGCCGCAGTGCGGGCATTCGGTGTGGGTCAAGTTACTGAATGGGCCAACCCAACGAATCCCGGCCTGGTTGCAGTTCCCGCAAATCATCGTCATGGCCGAACCCTCACCGCAATCCGGCCGCCCTTCATGGTTGGCGCCAGGCGCTGTGGCAGATCCCGCACCAGGTCTTCACGCTTGCGGCCGATGAGCTCGTTGAAGGGAAGGCCGAAGCCCAGGATGGCAATGCGGCGCTCGATGTCGTCGAGCTGCTCGTCGATCAGCGATTTAACCGGTGCGGTGGTCATGCAGCCTCCTTGCGCTGCCTGGTGATTTTCAGGAGGCGCTGGCAGTAGTGGTTGAACTCTTCGGTGGTGATCACGCTGCCGGTGAGCATGTTGGTGATCATGTTCAGCACGATTCGCTGGGCACCGGGCTCGCTGGCTGGGTGCTCCAGGGCCTCTAGCGCCTCATCGATCAGGATGTGAGGGCTCATAGATCGGCATCCACGTCGTCTTCTGCCGCTTCCAGATCCGCTGCTACTGCGTCGGCAGCGTAGGGTCGGAGAAGGTCCATGGCGATCCGCTCGGCGGCTTCGATGGGGCGGGGCTGGCCGATCAAGTCAGCAGCGTGTCCGCGTGAATCTGACTGGCCGCCGAGGATCGACGATAAGAACAGTCGAGCAAGTGAGTCGCGCTCGTCCAGACCGTCGATCTGACGCTGGTTCAGGTGGCCTTGCAGAACAGTGCAGAACCGGTCGAACGTCACCACCTGCGGCTGGCCGTAGCGTCGCTTCCACTTGATGTCGACGCCGCATACCAGGCGCTCCGCCGAATGCTCAAGCCAGTCCGTCACCTCGTCGCTCTCGCTGACCTCTGGAGGCAACTGAGCGTCGTAACGCTCCTGGCATATCTTCATTGCTGCGTTCATGGTTGCCTCCAGGGTGGCGTTATTCGGTGGGGATCAGCTTGAACAGCTCAATCTCATCGATGGGGTAGGCCCCGTTTTCTTCGCCGTCAAACCAGCGCTTGCGGGTGCCCTCCATTGCGATTTCTTGGCAGACCTGCGGTGTTTCGTCGAGAATCATTAGGTAGCGGGCGCCGATGGCGCGCTCTGGCAATCCATCAATCGGAATCCAATCGCTCATGGCGACCTCCAGTGTTTGGGGTTAGGCGGAGACTGCGACCGGAACAGCTTCACGAAAGCGCGATGGGCTCCAGTCGCACGATTCGTCAGCCGGGATATGCCCGAACATCGCGGTGCAGCGTTTGCAATGCACGCAGTCGCCGCAGGTTTTGCCCTCGGGCAAATTCATCTGGTCGGCGTTGTCAGCCGACCTTGGGAATGGAGCTCGTTGCTCGCTCATGAGTGTCTCCGTGGATTTGGTTCACCTGTATTCGTTCAACACTCATGCCTCCCGCTGGTTGCCGATGGGCGCGGGGGAGAGTGCTGACGGGTAGAGGCGCAATAAAGAAAGCCCGGTTGGACGTCCGGGCTTTCATCGATGCAGTAGTTGTCAGGTTTTTGGGCGGGGCCATCAGCGCCAGAACGCAGATAGACCCGATCTAGAACGCCAGCGCTCACGATGGAAGCGCAATGGACCGGTTGGCAGGCCGTCATCAGGTGGCGGTTCTGGCCGCGCATGGCTGAGCGCTGCGCCGATCAGGAACAGTAGGAGCATGGTGATCTCCGGTTGGTTTGGGTGATGCGAATGCCCGGTGCTGATCTCCGGGTTGAGAGTCATGCCGCGGTCAGCGCCTTTCGGCTACCGCAATGCCAGTTATTACGAGCCGGTACCGCGCGGGCATAAAATAGTACTTAGCCGGTCAGCGCTCACTCTCGGAACTGTTAGTTTTCAAACCTGCCCATCAGCCTGGGCGTGCATCCGCATCGGGGTGTGATCGGAACACCAGGGCGCTACCCCTGCTTGGTTCCCGCCGCGTTTGTAGTATTGGCCGTCTCGCTCATACCGGCTCAGGACATTCACGGGTCTTTGCGATCCTAGCGCTGCAGCCCACTTGGGCACGCTCCGATCACACCCCGATGCGCTCTCATAGAGAGGATCGGGCAGTTCCCCAATGAAGGGGCTTGAGGTGGGCGGGGCTGGCTAGGCTTGCAGTGCGCGCAATTCTTTGCGGCAGCTATCCACATTCGCTTTCATTTCCAGCGCTTGAACACGATCGCCTTTTCGTAGAGCTTCAATGGCCCAGCGTTTGTACTCGCTGATGAAAAATTTGAAGTCCTCGATCATGGCGTCTTTAACGCTGATGAACTGGCCTTTTTCGTTGCGGCATTTGATGGTCATCTCGTCTTGCTCCGTTGTTCGGTTGTTCGGTTGTTTTCCCAATGCACCCGACCGAACCGCAGCTGGGTGCATCAGTGAAAAACTCCGGTCTACGCGCCGCTTACCGGGTCATTCGCCAGTTCGGTCAACACCTCGACAGCCGTATGGGGTATCCCATCGTTGGCAGGCTTTCGGGCCTGTCTGTCGCCGGTCACCAGTAGTGGCAGCGCGTTTTGTTCACCTGACTTCCTCTCGCCCCACAGGTGATAGCCGGGGCTGACCTCCCAGCGTGAGCCGGGTAATCGTTTATGGCGCTGATTGTTAAAGAGCGGGTCAGGCCCTGAGGCCCTGGCGAGTCCCTGTTGGGTGACTCGATGGGGTGAATATGTACCAATGGTTCATATTGGTCAAGTACCAAAAGTACATATTTTTATCGGGCGCGCACGAAACCCCTTTCAGCAGCGGTTGGGCGCGCTAAAATGCCAATCAATTTGGAGGGCGTAACGTGAGTAAGGAAATAGCAGCGGTGATGTTTTCTCTCTTGAGTGCAGCTTGCTCAGCGAACGAGGCAGATGATCAGCCTAGAGCGATATACGACAAAAGCGATGCCGCGTATGACGCCCAGCAGATCTGGCTATCTGGGTGCTCCGACTTTAAGAGAGGAATGAACGAAGGCGATTTTGTGAAGTGGCTCCGCCTGGAGGACCAGGTAAAGGCAAGTCCGCAGATCAGAAGAACTGCGGTCGTGAGGCTGTACATGGACGGGTGGGACACAGCTCGCGGAATGAAGGGGGTTATCAGTTGCAAGGATTTCGCCCAAGGCCGGGCGAGTGATTACGCATCCGGCATCGACATCAGGCAACCTTAGTTTCGGCAAAATAAACCCCGGTGATTACCGGGGTCCGTTTGTTCTGTGGTTCATCTAGAGCATTCCGCCACGCCACACAACGCGCCCGATGATGCGAACCTCGTTTATCTCCCCATCACGCAGCGTCTCATCGCCGTAGCGCGCCTTGTCCTGGTTGTCGCTACGGATGATCCAGCCATCGAAGTCCGACTTCACTAGGCGCTTAACGATCGTGCCTTTCGACTCGCTTTGCATGGCGAAGATGTGACCATCCTTCGGTTCAATCTTCGACTCGTCTACGAGCAGCACGTCGCCATCATTAATGGTCGGCTCCATGCTGTGGCCGTTGGCATAGATCACATCTAGGTGCTTCTGGTTGAGATTGTTAGCGCGGAGCCAGGCCGATTTGAACGCCATGACCCCGCGAATTTCGACGTGCGGGTTGTCGTCACCGTCGCCGGTTGAGCCGCGAGCAGTCAGTTGGAGCACACCGGTGTAGCTGGGATCATCCTGCAGATCAAAGCTGCGCGGAGGTGTGCGGCTTTCATCAGGGGCCGGCGGCGCTGATTCGCGCATATCCCCACGCCCGTATTCAAGCCATTCGACCCTTACATTCAGCGCGGTAGCCAAAGCAAGCATCTTCGCGCCGCCCGGCATTGATTCTCCGTTTAGCCACTTGCTGCAAGCCTTTGGGGTAACTTTCGCCATTTTTGCCAGGCGCACGCCTGCGCCCCACTCAGGAATCCCCGCTTCTGACAGGGATTTCTTTAAGCGCGCTACGAACGAGTTGCGGATTTCTTCTATTTGAACCATGGGTTCATGTTCTCACGCGCTTGCATGTACTTTCAGTTCCGACATAAGATGTACCGTAAGTTCATATTTGACTCGGAGGCCTTATGCGGCCGCTCAAGAAATCGATTGATGATGCTGGTGGTGTTCCGTCTGTGGCGTTGGCCTGCGGGAAGACCCCGCGGGCTATCTACAAGTGGCTTGTTGCTGACGCACTGCCGCGCACCGAGTACACCGGCGAAACCCAATACGCCGAAAAAATTGCAGAACTGGCTGCCGCGAATGGCAAGCCTTTTGAAGCAGCCTGGCTACTTGCCGAGGCGCACCCAAAAAAATCAGCCGCTTAACCCAATTCCAATCACACAAGGAAACACAGATGTCGTACTTCGCACCTGACCACCTCCACGACAAACCGACCAAGGTTCGCCTGGATGAGGTGGCTGATGACTTGCTGACAGCTATGGCCCGCTTTCAACGGACCCAGAAAGCCGTGCTCGCTCGCGAAATCCTGGAGCGCGGCCTGAACCAGATGATGGAAGAGCTTAACGCGAAAACCGACGTGGCCTGAAGTAGCCGAGGAGGCCCTGTGCCTGAAAGAAAACCGCTGGAAATCCAGCTCGACTGGCAGGGACTCGCCGATCTGGAGCTTTTGGCCAGACGTAGCGGGCTAACGCCGGAAGAGATGGCCGCAACAATCATGAACCGGGCGCTGGATCGAATGACCAGGCCACCAAAGAGCCGGAGCAACGTCGCTTCCATAGGGCGGAAGGGCTGATAAGCCCCTCAGGGACTCATGAGGAACTGCCAATGAAATACGTAACTGCCAAATCACAGGCACAAAAAAGCCAGGTTCGTGGCCTGGCTTCTTGTGCAGCACATACAACTAATGTCTGGAGCGAATAATGCCTATTCCCCAATCAGTCGTCAACACCAACGAATCCGCGCCACGTTTTTCTATCTCTGAAAACGTGGCGCGCAGCATGTCATCACAGGAAATAGCCGATCTGGTTGGCTCTCGGCACGACAGCGTGAAGCGAGCCATAGAAAGGCTGGCATTCAAAGGGGTAATTGATAACCCACCAATGGTGGAGAAGCCCACTGGGGGCCGCCCGGTCGAGGAATATGTGTTCTCCGGCGAAAAAGGAAAGCGGGACAGCCTTGTGGTGGTTGCGCAACTGAGTCCTGAATTCACTGGTGCTTTGGTAGATCGATGGCAGGCGCTGGAGGAATCGACATCGCAACCTGCCTTTGACATGAGTCGCCTGAACGATCCAAGGGTACTGCTGGCCCTTCTGACTGACAACGTGCGCAAAGTCGTCCACCTGGAGGCCGACAACACCGAGCTGACCAATGAAAACCAATTGCTGGAGCAGAAGGTTTGCGCCGACGCGCCAAAGGTTGAGTTCTTCAATGCTGTCACGGTGACCCACGAAACCTACTCGGTAGGCGAGGCGGCCAAGCTGATTGGCACCGGCCAGAAGCGCCTCATGGACTTCCTGCGCCAGAAGCGCTGGGTCACGCTGCGCAAAAACGAGCCAATGCAAGCCCCTATTGAGTCCGGATATCTGACGGCGAAGCTCAGCACATTCGAGCATCCAGAGAACGGCAAGACTACGGTGGCCACCGCCCGAGTTACTGGCAAGGGCCTGACCAAGATCCGCGCAATGTGGGCTGCTCGTGAAGCAAACCTGCTTGGGGGTGCCTCATGAGCGGGCAGTCGATCAAGCCTACCGTAATTGACGAGGCCTACATGGAGCAGTTCAGCAATGACCAGCTCGCCTTTATGGCGTGGGACAAAAGCGAATTCTCCCTGAGCGTCTATTTGGACCCTGAAGAGTCAAAGTGCGAAGGATGCACTGGCGATGCTCTGTTCGAGCTGATAACTGCCGTACTGGCATCCAGGGTGCTTATCCGCCGGCTTTCCGGCGTGGAGCCTCAGTCCATCCGTGAATCAGCAATCAGCAAGCTTCTGCGTGGTAGCCGCTTCCCGCAGTGGGAGACCCTGCAATGAGCATGGAACTGATGGTCAAGGCCATGAAGACCAAGGTCGGAAACCCCCTGCGCAAGCTGGTGCTGATCAAGCTGGCCGACAACGCCAACGATATGGGCGAGTGCTGGCCGTCCTACCAGCACATTGCCGACCAGTGCGAGATCGGTCGCTCCACGGTGAAGGTGCACATTCGCGAACTGGAAAAAACCGGCCTTCTGCGCCGTGAGTTCCGGCGCAAGGGTGAACTGAACCAGTCGAACCTCTTTCACCTTTCGCTGATGAATGGTGGGGCAGGAGCTGCCCTACCTGGGGCAGGAGATAACCCAGGGGGTGGGGCAGGAGCTGCCCCCAGAACCAGTCACTCTTTTGAACCAGTCATTGAACCAGTAGAGCAGACGGGCGCTGACGCTCCCTCTGCGGGTAAAAAGAAGGCGCCTAAGTTCGACCCGCTCACCTGCAAGCCGATCAACGTTAGCGAACAGGTTTGGGCTGATTGGTGCCAGCACCGCAAAGAGATCCGCAAGGCTCTGACAAAGACCACCTGCGAGCGTCAAGCCAAGACCCTGGCCGGACACCACTGGCCCGATGCTGTGATCATCCAGTCCATCAGCAACGGCTGGACTGGTCTGTTTCCGGAGAAGGTCGTGCCTGGCGGCAGGACTGTTGGCAACGGCCCTGACTTCTACGACAAGTCCTGGCGCACCGATACGAGTGATGACCTATGAAAACAGTCACTCAGATGATCCCTGGTGCCGCCCGGGCACTGGGCACCGCGTCCCCTCATCAGGCCCCGGCGCAGCCAGGTACCCAGCTGGGCGTTGTGGATGATGCCACCGGTGAAGTAGTGGAGCGCCTATTCCGCCAGTTGCAGGCCATCTTCCCGGCGCACAAGCAGGCATGGCCCGACGACAAGGCCAAAGCTGCCGCGATGCGCAACTGGACAATGGGTTTCATGGCCGCCGGCATCCGCACACTGGAGCAGATCCGCTATGGAATCGAGCAGTGCCGGAAAAGCGGCTCACCGTTCGCTCCAAGCGTCGGCCAGTTCATAGGCTGGTGCACGCCTGGGCCGGAGGCGTTCGGGTTGCCAGCGAGCGCTGACGCATGGGTGGAGGCATTGATGGGCGTCTACAGCCATGAGGGCGTCAAGGTTGCAGCGGTTGCCACCGGCCTGTTCGACCTGCGCGCCGCAAAGCAGGAAGACAACGGCCTTCGTCAGCGCTTCGGCCACAACTACGCCGTGGTGATACGCCGCGCTCAGGAAGGCCAGCCGTTGGACGGCAAGATCCTCACTGGCATCGGCCACGACAGCCAGAAGACCGAATTCGAGCTGGCCAACGAGCTTGCCGACCAGCAGACCCAGGCGCGAATCCTGCAGCAAGGCATCCCGGCCGACGGCAAATCAGCGCGTGCGCTGCTGCTGGCCAAGTTCGGCAAGAACAAGACTCAGGAGCAGCGGACATGACCGACTACACCGAACTGAAGCGGCTGGCCGAGGCTGCAACGCCCGGTCGGAACTTTGACCGCCTGCCAATGGCTGGTGGTGGCTTGAAGTACGAATGCACTGGTGATGACGGATCTCTTGTCCTTAAGGTTGACCACAAGAACAATGAGTGGGGTTTTGTTGGCGATAACAGCGCTGCTGACGAGGAATTCTTTCTAGCCTGCACGCCTACCGCAGTACTGGCCCTGATCGCCGAGAACGAGCGGCTGAAAGCTGGCGTTGAATCTGACATGGAGGAAATTGATCGGATCCAGGCCGAGTACGACAAGCAATTTCGAAAAGCCCGTGGACTTCGAGTTGAGCGCGACCAGCTCAAGGCCGAGAACGAGGCGCTGCGCAATGGGCTTCGGCCCCTACTGGCTCATTGGGATGACCTCAAGGCAGGGGAGTCACTCAACGTCGACGCCGCACGCGCCGCCATGGGCAACGGAGAGCAGTCATGACTGACTTCGACCAATCGGTGCTCGCATACTACCAGGAGCAGGGTGGCGCTACTGCCTGGATCTGCTCAGGAGCCCTGAATGCTACTCGGGAAGACGTGAGTAAAGCTCTTCAGCGCCTCAAGCGCAAAGGCGTCATGAAAAACAAAGGCCCCTTCTGGGAGTGGAAAGCGCCATCGCGTCAGGAGGTCGGCTATGACTGACAAGATCAGCGTCAACTGCCGCTCCATGCTCACAGAGGCCATCACCCGCATGTCCAAGATGTTCGAGGACAAGCACTTTGTGGTGGTGAGCCTTCGCCCGGGCAAGGACCGCACCCTGGACCAGAACCGTTTGTGGTTCGCGATGTACAAGCGCATCGACGAGATGACCCAGATCGGTGACGCTGCCGAGGCCCGCAAGTACTGCAAGCTGCACATCGGCGTGCAGATCCTGCTGAACGAGGACGCCGGGTTCCAGGCCGAGTGGTATCGCGTCATGCGCCATCTCCCCTATGAAACGAAGCTGGCCATGATGGGGGAGTGTCATCTGTTCGGCCCCGACGGTTTCCCGGTGACCAGCCTGTTCAATCGGGCCCAGGGCATCGCCTACACCGACCGCATCGTCGCGCGCTTTGCACCGCAGGGCGTGTACTTCTCTGACCTGCTTAGCCAGGAGGCCGCATGAGCCATAACTTCAAGCCTGGCGATCTGGCGCTGACCCTCGCGCCGATAGGCGATGAGGCCCCGGCAGGGTGTGAGGTCGAGTTGATCCAGTTTTTCCCTGAAGGCGCTGACGCGAATTATCAGGGTATTGAGTTTGTGGCCGAGTGCGATCTTTGGGTGGTTAGGCTGCATGGGCGATTAGCTGCGTTTGCTGTCCACCACCTGATGCCCCTTCGCGGCGACTTCAGCCACGAGCAGCAGAAAGCCAAGGAGGCTGTATGACCATTGAACGGAAGCCGGCCAAGCCGAAGAAATGCCGAGTTGCTGCGTGCGGGGCGTCATTCGTGCCTTCGCGTATGGGCCAGGCGGTGTGCAGTCCGGCCTGCGCAATGATCGACGCGCCAAGGCATGAGCCGAAGGCGCGCAAGGCCCTGGCCGAGATCGGCCGCAAGGAACTGCGCGCCGCGAAGGTGAAGATCAAAACGCGCGCCCAACACATGAAAGAGGCCCAGGCCGCATTCAACGCATGGATCCGCGAGCGTGACATCGGCCTGCCATGCGTGAGCTGTGGCCGGCACCACAACGGCCAATGGCACGCCGGGCATTACCGCACCGTTGGCGGCAACCCTGAGCTTCGCTTTGAGCCGCTGAATGTGTGGCGTCAGTGCGCGCCGTGCAACAACCACAAGTCCGGCGACATCGTGAATTACCGGCTGGAGCTGGTGAGGCGGATCGGCGCCGACAAAGTGGATTGGCTGGAAGGGCCTCATGAGGCTAAGCGCCACACCATCGAGCAGTTGCAGGCAATCAAGGCCAAATACCGAGCAATGATCAGAGAGCTGAAGAGGGGAGAGGCAGCATGAAGATCAACTCAGCGCGCCAGGCGTGGCATGACTGCAAGTACAACCCGGCCCCTGGCCAGACCTCTGACGTTGTCCAGCTGGGCGTGGTGGTGCAGAACACCGAGCGGGGACCCACGGCAAACCACGCAGCGCACGGCGCCCTGGCTGGACACATACAGTCGGCCATCGCCAGGCTGCACCCGCAGATCCGCGTCTTCGGTGACTTCATGTACGCCGCCGAGCAGAGCGACGACATCCGCGAGGCGGCGGAGGAGGTGGTATTCCTGGTGGTGCAAAGTAAGTCACCACGCATGACAGCGGCCAAGCGGGAGAAGCTGGAGTTCGTGGTGAAGGGGGTCATGCGGCGGTACCGGTATATGCACCAGGGCGGCCAGTCGGCCAATGAAGACCCGTTCGCCAACGCGGAGAAGTTCAGGGCTTGGATGTGGCAGTTCTACGGCGTGCGCCTGGAGTCGTGCAACTGGGAGCGGGATTGGGGTGGTGTACTGCAGCTGATCTTCGATTGCTGCGAGGACCTGGACCGCCGAGCACTCAGCCCCGTAGCGGCGGTAATTTACGAAATGCGCGAGGCCGCATGAGGGCCTATTGCGTTCCCGTGCGGCTCATGGCATGATTTCGCCACTGTTAGAGTTTTGCCTCCGGCAACTTACTCAGTGATCCAAGAAAACCCGGCCTCGCGCCGGGTTTTTTATTGCCTGAGTTTTACCTGTAGCCAGGACAGCCCTCGGGAAGGCCTGGACGTCGATAGCCGGATAGTGCGGCGTACGGAATCAACACCGGCAGCCCGCGCACTCTGACCTCACATGCTTGTGGAGTGGCGCGAGACAGGAAGGGCGCGATCGATGCATTGGGGCGTCGACACCTGGATCGTCTTCGGCAGACAGCGCGGAAAGACGCGCGCACCTATTCAGGGCCTCGACATTGATCGGGGCCTTTTCGTTTTCGGCCCCGCCACACCCATTGCCCCGAGCTGGGAGTGTCGCTGGGGCTGATTCAATTTGCCGCTGCTCCCCAGCGTTTGGCCGACCACACCGGCCCTTTTATTCCTGGTGCCCCTTATGACAGAAGTGTCGCGCATTGCAGACAGCACCGCGTTCAAGGTCGCCGTGCCGATACTGCAAACGATTCTGTCGGCTGGAGCCATTGGCGCTTTCGTGTACGTGGTCGGGTCACTTGGATCTCTCCAGGTGCAGCTGGCCCTGTATCAAACCAACCAGGCCTTGATCGGCCAGAGGGTGGAATCCTTGGAGCGCTCGAGGGAGTCGACAGACAAGTTCGTCGACTCCCTCAGAATCACCACCCAGCGCCAGGAGTTCCAGATCAATCAAGTAGGTGAAAGCCTGCGCGACCTGGTGAAGAACGGACGCCCAAAATGAGAATTTTGCTGATCGTGATGTTCCTGATTGCAGGGTGCACGACCAAGCATGTTCCGCCACCCCAGATCACTTACACGGTATCCGGCCTCACTGCCTCGAATTGCGCACCGTCTGATCGATTGGCTCGACAGCTGCGAGAGGCCCTGAAGAGTCGCGATGAATGGAAGCTCTACGCCGAAAGGCTTGAGAAACTCCCTGCAGCGAAGATATCCCATGACCCTAATCCCTGAATGGCGAAAGTTCTGGCGCATGACCAGTGTTCAACTGGCAATCATTGGTGTTGCCCTCAACGCAGCGGCCGCTGGCTGGTCCGCCTTCCAGGGCGCAGTTGATCCGTTGATCTTCGCCTCGGTGAATATGATCCTCGGTATCGGAGTAGCAGTGTTCCGGGTGATCCAGCAGCCCAAGTTGCGCGACGGTGAGCCGAAGTGATCGCCTTGCTGAAGCTGGTGCCGGCCTGGGTATGGGTCGCCCTGGCTGTAGCTGTCTCGTTTGGCATCCTGGACATTCAGCTACAGCGCGCAAAGTCAGAACTGGTCCAGGTCACAGGTGAGCGCGATACCGCAACCGCCAAGGCGAACTCACTCAGCAACACCCTGGCCCTACAGCGCCAGGTCACCGACGACGTCAACCGAGCAGCCGACAATGCCCAGACTCAAAACCAAAGCATCCAGGCTGCTGTTGTTGTCGCTGATGGGCGCGCTCGCAGCCTGCAGCAACAAATCACCGACCTCCTTGCCCGCCGACGCACCTGCACTGCCGAGGTTGCCAGCGGAAGCAAGGCAAGATCTGACCTTGCCGTTCTGCTTGCCGACCTGCGTAGAAGCGCTGACGAAACAGCGGGAAGCCTGGCAGAGGCGCTTGACCGAAGCCGAGTAGCCGGATTCGCGTGTGAGGCTGCATACGCAGCTGCGCAGAAGAACAGATAACCCGCGCCACGATTTGGCGCATTCGAAAACGTGGCGCGGAGATAGAGCATGGAAAAGGTTTATGAGGTATCGGTCGACGTAGGCAATGTTGAAGTTGTGAAAGGCGTGCGTGCTTATGTCGAATGCGGCTTTCTGCATATCGAAGATGCTGAAGGTCGCAATGTCGCCATCTTCTCCAAGTTCGATTACCTGATCACCAAGCCTCAAGAAGAGACTGAGTAACGCAGCCTGGATAGGAGGGCGCATGGAAAGGCCTTACCCTCCATCGTCACTGCTTGAACTTGCCGATCTATCCGAATTCTGCATTCGACTAACTCCGGCTCCCGAGGTGTGGGAGTGGCTCCAGGCACAGATCCTTGCCGACACCGGCAGTATTCACAACGAAGACCATGCCCACCTACTGGATGCAGACATCCGGGTCATGTGGGCGTCGTCAAGCTTCAACAAGCAGGGCCGTACAGTCCTGGGCCAGGCCGAACAGGTAGCGTTCCGTGCGGGTGGTTGGCAGAAAGCCAGGATGGAGCAACAGATGCGTGATTGGTTCGGCGATGTGCCGGCCTTCATCATCACCCTGGCAGCCGACTTCTGCGCCCAGTGCAGTGACACCGACTTCTGCGCCCTGGTCGAGCATGAGCTCTATCACATCGCCCAGGCGCGTGATGGGTACGGCCAGCCCAAGTTCACTCAGGAAGGATTGCCCAAGCTTGAGATGCGCGGACACGACGTTGAAGAGTTCGTCGGTGTGGTGCGTCGATACGGGGCGAGCCCTGACGTTCAGGTGCTGGTGGACGCTGCAAACAAGCCCGCCGAGGTGGGAAAACTGAATATATCGAGGGCCTGCGGAACCTGTCTGCTCAAGCTGGCCTGATTCTGGACAGGCATGGGACGGGTGAGAATTTATGGCAGTCCTTCAGAATGAGGTGAAGGCCTTTATCGTGCAGGCCCTGGCGTGCTTCGACACACCTTCGCAGGTGGTTGAGTCCGTCCAGAAAGAATACGGGGTGACAATCACCCGCCAGCAGGTTGAGACGCACGACCCGACAAAGACTTCCGGGAAGTGCCTGGCCAAGCGCTGGGTGACGCTGTTTGAGGACACCCGCAAGCGTTTCCGCGACGACACAGCAGACATACCGATCGCCAACCGGGCTTTCCGTCTTCGCGCCCTTGGCCGAATGGCTGAGCGGGCCGAGAGCGTGAAGAATCTTGCGCTCGCTGCCCAGCTATTGGAGCAGGCGGCCAAGGAAACAGGCGGCACCTACACCAACAAGCAGCAGGTAGATCTCAGCTCGACCGACGGGACGATGACTCCCGCAAAGGACCGCCCGATTGACGCCGAGCTGGTTAAAGCCCTGGTAGACAAGCTGGTGGACTGATGGCTATCAAACCGATCGAGTGGGACGCGCTGAGCCACGCTGAGCGCTCCGCTTTGGTCGCGGCGGGCGAGCATAGCCCTTTGGCCTTCACCAGCCTGTGGTTCAACATCACACAGGTCGACAGCTTCAGGACGAACTGGCACCACCACTACTTCGACTATGCCGCCCGCAAGATGCTTGCCGGTGATGCGCAGAACATCGTCGTGAACATCCCGCCAGGCGGCACCAAGACCGAGTTCTGGTCTGTCCACCTGCCGGTCTACACGATGGTGAAGCACCGCCGGGTGCGCATCCTCAACACCAGCTATTCCAAGAGCCTGGTAGACGAGAACAGCGAGCGCAGCCGCTCCCTGGTCAAATCGACCGAGTTCCGCGAGTTCTATCCCTTCGATATCGAGAAGGACAAGGTAGACGACTGGACACTCGCCAAGGATGGGAAGCGCGTACACCAACTGTTCAGCCGTTCAAGCGGTGGGCAGATCACCGGCGTCCGTGGCGGCTACATGGGCGACGAGTACAGCGGCCACATCCAGGCGGATGACTGGGACAAGATCGACGACCTCTTCAGTGAGGCGAAGCGCCGCAAGTCGCACACGCGTCTGGTGAACACCCTGCGCAGCCGGAAGGCGCACAGCGGCACGCCGTTCGTTGCCATCCAGCAGCGCGGCCACATCGACGACTCGACGGCGTTCCTGCTGTCGGGTGGCATGGGCCTGAAGATCGATCTGCACATCAAGATCCCGGCCCTGGTCAATCAGGAATACATCGACTCACTGCCTGACGGCATCCGCGAGCGCTGCATCAAGAGCGTGTGCGGGTCGGAGCAGGTGGACGGCTATTGGTCCTACTGGCCAGCCAAGGAAAGCGTTCACGACCTGATCGCGCTCCGCACGGCTCACCCTTACACCTTCAGCAGTCAGTACATGCAAGACCCCGACACGCTCGACGGTGGGATCTTCTCGGCTGATGACTTTCAGTACTACGGCGACGTAGATGCTGGCGCTGATCTGCCCGTGCCAGAGAAGTTCGACTACCGCTTCATCACTGCGGATACCGCCCAGAAGACCAACACCTGGAACGACTGGACCGTGTTTGCGGAGTGGGGCGTGTTCGAGGGTCGCATCTACCGTGTCGGCATGAAGCGCGGCCGGATGGACGCCAAGACGCTGCGCCGCGAGTTCGAGGCGTTCGTCAAAGGTGCCTGGGCCAAGAACGGGAAGGCCAACGGCGTCCTGCGCCGGGTCTACGTCGAGGACAAATCGAGCGGTACCGGCCTGATCCAGGAGATGGAGAAGCGCCTACCGCTCAAGGTGACGCCAGTCCCTAGGGACCGCGACAAGCTGACCAGGGCGCTCGACGTTCAAGGCTTCCACGCTGCGAAGCTGGTGTGCTTGCCCTACGACGACAGCCAGAACTACGAGTTCGTGTGCGAGGTCGCCTCGTTCACTGCCGACGACAGCCACAAGTACGACGACCAGACCGACGTGATGATCGACGCTCTGTCCGAGGTTTACATCAAAGGCAAGCGCTCGATACGTGACCTCCTATAACCAATTCGGTGACCCCATGAGCAAGAAGGGCTTAGTGCCAGCAGACAAAAAGCTGGGCAAAGCCCTTGTGCGGGCCGCCCAGAAGTACGAGGCGCAGATCAAGTCGTCGAGTGATGGCCTGGTGAACGTCGTGTCCGGCCTGGGCACGCAGAAGGCCAAGCGCTCACACAACCAGTTCCAGTACGGGTTCCTGAACGACTTCCAGCAGCTGGACGCGGCGTATCAGACCAGCTGGCTTGCCAGGGCAATCGTGGACTACCCGGCCGAGGACATGACCCGCGAGTGGCGCACCCTCAAGTGCGACGACGCGGATGTGATCCGGGCCGAGGAAGACCGCCTGCAGCTGCCGGCCATGGTGAGCGAGGCCACCAGCTGGGCCCGCCTGTACGGTGGCGCCGGCATCCTCATGCTGACCAACCAGGACCTGACCAAACCGCTCAAGCCGGAGAAGATCAAGAAGGGCGACCTTTACCGCCTGCTGGTCATCGACCGCTTCGACATGACGGCGATGGACCTGAACCAGACCAACATCCTGGCCGCGAACTACCTGCAGCCGGAGTTCTACACCATCGCCGCCGGCGCCCAGATGATCCACTGGACGCACTTCGCCCGGTTCGCCGGGGCCAAGCTGCCACGACGCCAGCGCGCGCAGACGCAGGGCTGGGGCGACTCAGAGCTGCGCAAGTGCCTCGACGATGTGATGGACATGGTCGCCAGTAAGGACGGGATCGCCGAGCTGATGCAGGAGGCGAACGTTGACATCATCAAGCGTGTCGGCCTCTCGGATGAGCTTGCAAGCGATCAGGACGACGCCATTACGGCGCGCTACGCCCTGTTCAGCATGATGAAATCCTCGATCAACCTGGCACTGCTGGATGACGAAGAGACCTACGACCGCAAGACCCTGGACCTTTCCGGCGTCGCGCCGGTGCTCGACCTGCTCATGACCTGGATTGCCGGCGCCGCTGGTATCCCGGTGACGCGTCTGTTCGGCGAGTCTGCCAAGGGCCTGGGCAATACGGGTGAGGGCGACGACACCAACTACTACAACCACCTCTCATCGCGGCGCCTGACCCAGATTGACCCGGGCCTGCGTCAGCTCGACGAGGTGATGGTGCGCTCGGCAACCGGCCGCTGGCTCGACGACTTCAACTACGTCTGGAACCCGTTCAAACAGCCTGATGCGGTGCAGATCGCTGCCGCCAACAAGGCCAAGGCCGAGACCGACATGCTCTACAAGGACGGCGGGGTTGTGACCACCAGCCAGATCCAGCGCCGCCTGCAGGCCGAAGAGCTCTACCAGTTCGACGACGAGAAGATCGAAGCGCTGGAGGCTGATGAGGATCTGACGATGTTCAACGATCCGGTGGATGACGACGACAAGGTTGAATGACCATGGACATGATCGGCATCCAGTACAACGCCAAGCTGCAGCGGCTGGTGAAGCAGGTCAAGGCGTCGATCAGCAAGGAGATCATGCCGCTAATTCGCCAGCTGGCGCCGGAGTACACGCAGGACGCGGTGGTCACGACTGATGCCTGGTCCGACCTGATCCTCAACGCCATGTCCACGCTGGTCAGTCGCTGGTCGTCACCGACGGTTCAGGCCGCCGGCGCGCGCATCGCCGGAGAGTTCGTCCAGTCGTCGCTCAAGAAGTCCGAGCGCGACCTGAAGAAGTCGGCCGGTATCGACGTATACAGCGACAACACCGCGCTGCAGGACTACCTGAAGGCCTCGGCTCAGCAGAACGCTCAGCTGATCAAGTCAATCCCTGCCAAGTACCTGGAAGAGGTGCAGACGCTGGTGATGGCGAACATGCGCTCCGGCATGCGGCCTGGCTACATCGAGAAGGCGTTGCAGGAGCAGTTCGGCGTCACGCAGCGCCGCGCCAAGATGATCGCCCGCGACCAGACATCGAAGATCAACGGTGAACTGGCTGAGAAGCAGCAGAAGGGCGCCGGCTTCGAGTACTTCCAGTGGATCGACTCCGACGACAGCCGTGTTCGGCATCGCCACTCTGAGATCGCCAACAAGGTCACCGCCTACGGCAAAGGGATCTACCGCTGGGACGATCTGCCGCTTAGCTCTGACGGCGTTCCGATCAAGCCCGGCTCCGACTATCAGTGCCGATGCATCGCGCGCCCAGTGAGCGCCCGCGAGGTCAAGGCCAACCAAGACGCAGGCCGCACAGCGCCGGGCGTCTACCGCTAATTCATCCAATCCGCGAGGCCGCAACATGAAGTGCACGGTTTTCGACCGGGCTGGGTATCGCATCACCCAGCGAGAGTACACCGACGAGGGTTTCCTGAAGGTGCCGGCCAGGGTGGCCCGCACTGGGATTCAGGAGTACCTGGCCCGAGAGCTTGGGCTCGACGGCGACCCGAATCGCATTGTTCGCGTGTATCGGCCGCCGGAAGAGGTTTTCTCGCCTGATTCGCTGGGCACCTACGACTCCAGCGACATCACCAACGATCACCCGAAAGAGCTTGTCACTGCGCTGACCTACAAGAGCGTGGCGGTGGGTGTGGTGCGAGGCCCTGGGCGCCCAGATGGCGACTTTGTCGCCGCCGACCTGATCGTCAAGGACCAGAAGACCATTACCGACATCAATGCCGGTAAGTGCGAGGTCTCCGCAGGCTACACCGCAATTTACGACCACGCGCCGGGCGTCACCGAAGAAGTCCAGGCGTACGAATACATCCAGCGTGAAATCAGAATCAACCACGTTGCAATCGTTGACCGAGCAAGGGCGGGCGCCAATGCCCGCGTTTTTGACCACAACCCAGGAGGCAACACAATGCCTGTACTTATCACCACCGATAGCGGGCGCAGCGTTGATGTTGCTGATCCTGCGAACGCCCAAGTGGTCGCCGACTCGTTCGACCGATTGCTGAAGCGTGCCACCGATGCGGAAACCAAGGCTGATAAGGCCCAGGCCACCGCCGACAAGGCTGTCGAAGACCTGGCCGAGGCCCGCAAGGCTTCGAGCGACGAGGCGATCAATGCTCGCGTCGTACTGATCGGCAATACCCAGGCCCTGGCGCGCAAGGTCGCCGGCGACGGGTTCACCTGCGACAGCCTCGACGTGATCGAGATCAAGCGCGCCGCCCTGGCCGTGGCCCTGCCGAAGCGTGACTGGTCGGACAAGTCCGCCGGCTACGTTGAGTGCGCCTTCGACGCCGAGTCCGACAAGGATGAGGACGAAGACGACGACAAGGACGAGAACGGCAAGAAGAAGGTCAAGCCGCCGACCGGTGACACCGCCGCGCTCTTCGCTCAGTTCGTGCAGCTGGCGCAGGACGGTGCAAAAAACACCACGACTGCCGACGCCGCACCGACCCCTTACCAGGCCCACAAGCAAAGCTTGTCCGGCGCCCACAAACAGAAAGGAGCCTAACCATGCCAGTTCAAGGTGGTAACGCAATCAACCACGGCGTCGCGTACGCGGGCATGGTCGCTGATGGCGAAGTGTCCAACGGCGTCTCCAAGGTCAACAAGGGCACCGTCAACATCGCCTACGGCCTGGGCGTGGTGACCGACGGTGACGACGGCGCCAAGCTGCCGGTCGCCGCTTCGACCGCCGCCCAGTTCATCGGTGTGGTTCGTCGCGAACTGAACCGCGCCTACACCTCGACCGAAGTATTCGGCGCTGTCGCCAAGCGCGACATGACCGTCGAGACCATGGCGCCTATCTGGGTAACCGCCCGCGTGGCGGTCGCCAAGGATGACCCGGTCTACCTGGTAGTCGGCGACGGCACCGGTACCAACCAGGGGCAGTTCTCCAACGTGGTCGGCGCCGCCGCCACTCTGGCAGTCCTGATCCCGAACGCCAAATGGGTCAGCACCGCCGGCGCCGGCGCACTGGCTAAAATTTCTCTGAAGGTCGGGGGCTAATCGACATGACTCAGCTTAAGAAAATCGTCGTAGCCATCGATGCTGCTATCGCGCAACAGATCGGCCGTGACGCTCACCAAGTGACCTTCAACGACGGTCTGCCGACCCTCGATGACGGCCTGGCGTTCTACATCAGCCAGCTGGCAAGCCTGGAATCTCGTATCTACGAGGCCAAGTACGCCGCGATCAACTACATGGAGCTGATCCCTGTCGACACTTCTCTGCCTGAATGGGTAGATCAGTGGGACTACATCAGCTACGACGGCGTGACCCTCGGCAAATTCATCGGCGCCAGCGCTGACGACCTGCCAGACGTGACGCTGAACGCCAACAAGTCGACCGTGCCAATCGGCTACGCCGGCAACAAGTACAGCTACAGCCTGGACGAGCTTCGCAAGTCTCAGCAGTTGCGCATCCCGCTGGATACCACCAAGGCGAAACTGGCCTTCCGTGGCGCCCAGGAGCACACCCAGCGCGTGGCCTACTTCGGCGACGCGGCGCGCGGTATGACCGGCCTGTTCAACAACGCTAACTTGGCGCTGTCGAACTCCACCCTGGATTGGTACAACGCTGCCACCACCGGTGACCAGATCGTCGCTGACCTGAACAAGATCCTGGTTGATGTGTACATCAACTCGGCCACGGTTCACGTCCCCGACACGATCATCTTGGATGCTTCCCGCTTCGCGTTCATCTCGAACAAGCGCATGGGCACCATCACCGACAAGACGATGCTGGAGTACTTCCGCACCAACAACCAGTACACCGCGCTGACCGGTCGCCCGATCAACATCTTCAGCCGCCTGCAACTGTCCGCTGCGCAGCTGGCCGCCGCCGGCGTGTCCAACGGCAACAAGGACCGCATCGTCGCTTACGAGCTGAACGACGAGAACCTGGGCATGCAGGTGCCGATCCCGTGGCGCTCCCTGGCCCCGCAGATGTGGAACCTCAAGGTCAACGTGCCGTGCGAGTACAAGATCAGCGGTGTTGAATTCCGCTACCCGTTCTCTGGCGCTTACCGCGACCAGTTCTAACCAACCGAGCCATGGCCGCCACCGCTATGCCCGGGGCGGCGGCCAATGACTCCGGGCGAGGATTCGACATGTTCCTGAAGAACGAAGCAGCACGACTGATCACCATCAACCACCTGGTGGATGGCGTTGAAACCAGCTACCCGATCCTGCCTGGCGAAAACCCGGCGGTCGAAGTTCCGGACGCGGTGGCAAAGATCGATTTCGTCAAGGCTCTGCTGAAGAACGGCGACCTGCGCCGCGTTGGTGCTGATGAGTTGGAAGCCGACGATGGTAAAGAAGACGACCTGAGCGCCCAGGCCGAAGCGCTCGGCATCAAGGTCAACAAGACTTGGGGCGAAACGCGCCTGCGCGAAGAAATCGCTAAGGCTCAGGCAGCACAGTAACACCCGGGCGCCTGGCGCCCACTCATTCATACCGGAGAGCCCATGCTAATCACCCCCGAGATGATTGCGGCTTTCCGCAGCAATCCTGTGTTCAAAGCGTTTGCTGACCCGGTGAAGTGGCCCGACGAATACATCGTTGAGGCCCTTTGCGAGGCCGGTACCGAGACCGGCTCAAGCCGGTGGGGCGCCATCGAACTGACCTGCGACAACTTCAAATGGCGTGGCATGCAGTACTTCGCCGCCCACTGGCTGGCAACCAACTTTGCCACGCTCGGCGCCGGCGGCACGCCCAACTCTGAGGCCCGCCTCAACGTGGCCCAGAAGTCGGTCGGTGACGAATCGATCGCCTACCGCGTGCCCCAGATGATGGACGCGGGCACCGACTGGCTGACCTACACCAACTACGGCCAGCAGTTCTACAGGCTCAAGAAGCGCGCCGGGATGGGTGCCAAGGCGGTTTGAATGATAGAACTCGATATCCAGGGCTTCCAGGAGTTGCAGGACGAGCTGGCGAAGGAGCTGAATGCGCTCAAGTCGAACAAGGTCGTCACCGTAGGCATCCATGAGGAAGCCGGCGACGTTGAGTCGGGCGACCTGACCATGGCCAGCCTTGGCGCTATCAACGAGTTCGGCGCCGATATCAAGCACCCGGGCGGAACATCGTACGGCTACGCCAGCAAAGCTGCTGCCGACCGCGATGAGGTTCGCTTCCTCAAGACTGGCAAGGGTTACACGGAGCTGGGCGTGACCCAGGCGCACACCATCAACATCCCGGCCAGGCCATGGCTTGAGCCGGGGGTTGCGAGCGCGACGCCAGAAGTGCTGCTGACCATCCAGGATGGTATGGAGGCAGGCAAGTCGATGGACCAGATCCTCGAGGCAGTCGGTGTGGTGGCCGCGGGCAAGGTGAAGGTGTACATGACCGATCTGAAGACGCCACCCAACGCAGCGTCGACCATCCGCAAGAAGGGCAGCAGCAATCCGCTGATCGATACCGGCGCTATGCGCCAGTCGGTCACCCACCAAGTTTCCATTGGTCCCGCATCGGAGGGTCTCGAATGAGCCTGAATATGGAGGGCCAGATCGATGGCGTATTTGAAAGCGTCGAGGCATCCCGCACGGTTGATACTGGCGGCGCATGGGTAGACGGCATATGGACGCCGGGCACGCCGAGCACTGTGCCATACATCGTGAACATCCAGCCGGCCAGTGATAGGGAAGTCGATTTCCTGCGCCAGGGCGGCGAGCGGATCACCGACGCGCGCCGGATTTACATCAACCAGGGCGACATGCAGCTGATCGATCAGACCGGTACCTGGGCGTTCCTGGGCCAGCAGTGGAAGGCCGTCAAGGTCGACAACCGCTTCTGGCGGAACTACTGCAAGGTCATTGTCATGCGCATTGATGATCAGTCAGGTGGCCCAGCATGACCAACCAAGAGCTATTCGCAAAGCTGCGCCCGATTGTGATGCTGGCGACCGGCGTGCCCGAGTGTCTGCTGGCCGACCAGATCGGCCCAGGCAGCATGCCTGCGCCGCAAGGGGCGTACGCGACGATCACGCCACGGCAGTCCGTCAACGAGCGCGGCCAGGCCAACATCGTTTCGCGCAACAAGCCGGGGGAGCTCGTAGAGGTAGATGTTCGAGCGCAGATCATGTGCTCGGCCAGCGTCAACTTCTACCGCGGCGAAGCCCTGATGTACGCCGAGCGCCTGAAGCAGGCCAACAAGAGGCCCGACGTGAGCATGATGCTGTTCAAGGCCAAGATCGGCTGGAACAGCACTGACGCCATCAACAACCTCACCAGCCTGCAGTCGGCCAACTTCGAGCAGCGGGCACAGATCACCATCCGCCTGATGTACGAAACCAGCAGCTTGCCGGTGGTGAACAACATCCTGAGCGTCGAAGTGGCGCTTCAGAACGAGAAGGCCAGGGTGCTTAACACCTTCACCGTGGAATTCGACCCCACATAACCCATTGGAGCTAGCACAGTGAGCTATCCAGCTACCAACATCATCCGGATTAATGCCCGGATCAGCCCGGCAGGCCTGGGCAATGCGAACTTTGCCAGCGCCATGCTGTTCGCTCCGCAGCTTGAGCTGCCGGTGGGCTTTGCGCCGGACACGTACCGGACGTATTTCACGTTGCCTGCGCTGTCTGAAGACTTTGCCGACACCACCGAGACCTACAAAGCTGCCCAGCGCTGGCTTGGCGGTACGCCCGCTACTCGAGAGCTGAAGGTGTACGGCGCGGCCACCGCCGATGCGACCCGGGCGGCGACGCTGAACAAGGCCCGGAACATGCTCTGGTGGTACTGGACCATGTGGACTGCGCCGATCCTGGCGGTGAAGGCTGATGTACTGGCTATCGCCCAATGGTGTGAAGACAACACCAGTATGTTCATCGACAACCAGACTGGTGCATCGGCTACCGAGATCCGCGATCCAGCCGATACCGACGATATCGCGACCCAACTGACAACCGCAGGGTTCCGCCATGTCTACACCGCTGCGCATGCCACCGACCCATACTCTGGATCGGCTCTGGCCAAGCATTTCGCCGCAGTAAACTACAGCGCCGATCGATCCACTATTACGGGCGAATTCAAGAAGTCGCCAGGCGTGGCCGCTGAAAACCTGACCGGTACTGCGTACGCCGCCATGCAGAGCGACAAGAAAAAGGCCGTTTTCTATACCGTGGTGGACAACCAGGGCTCTACCGACTCCGGTCGCTGGCTGAACACCATGACCCACAGCACCTACGGCGAGTTCATCGACGATGTGGTGAACCTTGACGCGTACATCAACGGGCTCACTACCGCTCTCTATAACGGCACGGCAAATCAGGTCACCAAGCTTGCGCAGACCCCGGTCGGCCAGGCGGTCCTGATCGGCATCGCCAGATCGTTCTCCCAGGGCTACATCGGAAACGGCTACCTGGGCCCTCGGAATTATCTCGACCCGGACGATGGCCTCGAAAAGTACACCATCGGCTTCGAGATCCTGACCAAGCCAGAGGACATCCTCGACTTGTCGGATGCCGACCGCAACGCCCGCAAGGCCGCTCCACTCCGCATTCGCCTGTTCCGCGCCGGCGCAATCCACATCGTTGATGTCGACCTCGACGTTTATTGATAGGTGACCCATGAGCCTGAGTAATTTCTCGAACGACCTGACCGTCGTCACCATCAATGGCCGGCAGATCCAGGACTGGGGCGAAACTGCCACCCCGTACACGGATGCGCCGATCGATCCGCGTAGCCAGTTGCGCCGCGGGCAGGGCGGGAACGCCGTCCGCCTCGACCGCCAGAACCCTGGCCGCGAGGTGAACGTCTACCTCAACCCGGGCTCGTCCGACTCGGCATACGTGCAGGGCCTGCTGAACTCGAACGCGAACATCACGCTGACCTTCACCCAGATCGGCACGCTGGAAACGGCACTGGGTTCGGAAGGCGTGATCGTGAACGACGGCCAGCGCGGGCGGGCCGGCTCAACCATCACGGACGACCAGTTCACGATGCAATTCAACATCTGGGAAGCAACAAGGGGCTGATAGATGAGCGTGAAACCATTCACCATTGGCGGCGTGCAGTACAACGCCGCCATGGCCAGCGCTGTCGATCAGGACCGCCTGATGTCCCTTCTGTCCGGCGCCGTGTTGGAGCGATTCGCCACGGCCGCGCAGGCAGGCATTGAGGTTGATGACCAGGTGCTTTGCTCGATGTTCATGTCGATGCGCCAGGACGTGAAGGCCCAGGTCGTGCAGATCCTCATGACCAGAGTGTTCATCAACGGCACCGAGCGCGCGGTCACCGTGGCCGACTTCGGCGGCAAGATGGTGCATTACAACCAGTTGCTGGCCGAGCTGCTGCGCTGGAACCTCTCCGATTTTTTCGACTGGCTGCCAAGCGGCGAAAAAGGCGCTCGGCAGCCGGGCGCGGAAAGCGCAGCGCAGTAAATTGGTTCCTGATGCGCCCCTGTGTCGGGATTGTTGGTGTGTGCCCGCCGCTGTGTACCTGGGCGCAACTTGAAGATGGAACCCACTCCCTAGCCAGCGTCGAGCGCTTTAACCAGGCCATGGACGAACTGTGGGATCAATACGAGGCTGCGAAGAATGGCTAGCAAAGTACTGAAGTCATTCCTGATCGGCATCGGCTATGACACTAAGGCGCTGGAGGCGGGCGACAAGAAGATTGGTGCCAGTCTCAACGGGATCAAGTCAAATGCCCTTGGCATCTCGGCGGCCCTCGTCGGTGCATTCGGCGCGGGCGCCAGCGCCATCGTCGGCGTCGCTGATCGCGTAGACAAGCTGGCAATGTCCACGCAGAACCTGCGCACCTCACAGGCGGCCGTGTACAACTACGGCAATGCCCTGAAGCTTATGGGGGGTGATGCGGCGGACGCGGTAGAAACCCTGGCGCACTTCGAAGAGATCCAGAACAACCTGCGCCTCAAGGGCGATGCCGGTCCGATCAGTGACCTGGCCACCGCGGGCATTGATGTCAGCTCGCTGTACAAGACGAATACCGGTGAGGAATTCATGCGCGCGCTGGCGGACATGATCCCCAAGCTGGATGAGGGGCAGCGTGCCCAGGTTCAAAGCTCGCTTGGGCTGTCTGATGGAGTGTTTCGTTCGCTGGCCGGGGGTGTTGAAAAGCTCGACGAGACCATGAAGCGCGCCAATGCGCTAACTGGCAGTGTCGACCAGCTCACCGAGAACAGCCGAAAGCTTGCCGACAACTCGGCGCAACTCGGGCTGATCATCGAAGGCGTCAAGAACGAACTGGCTGAGAAGTTTTTGCCAAGCCTGATCGGCGCGACTGAGGGGGTGAACAACTTCCTCAAGGAATATCGCCCGGAGATCAGCAAAGGCATCGATGCGCTGGCGGAAAATCCGCAGGCGACGGCCGGTATCGGAATCGGCGCTGCAACTACCGTTGCTGGGGCTGGGCTGTCCAAGATCGGGTTGAGCGGTATCGGCGGCGCTCTGAAAGGTGCCGGACAGATCGGCATGGCAATCAGCCTTGCCGACCTCATGACGCCCTACATTGACCCGATGTTCGACAAGCTCTTTGGTGTTGATCGCGCAGCTCCAGAGGTGTATTCGGGGCAGATACAGCGCACTCAGGAGGACATCGACTATCTGGATCACCGCGACAGGTCGGCATCCGACAGCATGCCGCCCACCAGCGGAACCACTCCGGACGAGGATCGCCAGGCTACAGCGGAAGCTTTTGCTGGCGCACTTAATCGAACCCCTATCAAGGTTGAAAGCAACCTGAATGCCACGATCCAGATCGACGGCCAGGCGCTGGAATCCAAGATCATCGACGTGAATGAGCGCACCGCCTATGAAACGTTGGGCGACCTGAAGACCACAACGGAGCGATAGCCGTGAGCATCATCAACATCTTCACGCGCAAAGCCCCGACAATTGCCGGGTACTCGTTCGACGCGGTGCTGGAGGACACATTCGAAGCGACGGTGACGATCACCTCTATCCCGATTGAGTCGGGCGTGAGGATTTCAGACCATCGCATTCTGAACCCCTTCAAATGGACCATGACCGGCGCAATCAGCAACAACCCGGTCAAGGTTCAGCTGACGGACTTCCTCGGCGGCGCGCTTTCCAACCTGACCGACAACCCCATCGTATCCACGGTGGCCGGTCTGTCAGCGGGCTGGCTGGCAGGGAGCGACGAGACGCGCGCCAGCACCACCCTAGACTTCCTAATCTGGCTGATGAAGTCGTACGACCCGTTCGACATCGACGCCGGCGACATCCTGCTGAAGAACATGGCCATTACGCGCCTTTCCAGGACCAAGGAGCCCAGGAATGAAGGCGGCCTGGAGTTCATCGTGGAGATGCAGGAGATCATCGATCTGGACCGCATACAGCGGGACTACCAGTGCACGCCGGACCAGCTGCGAGACGGAGACCCGTCAAAGTCGGCGCTGACCCGCGCCATCAATCGTGGCCAGGCAATCGCCAAAGAAGCATCCGACAGCGTTTCAAAGTCGGTAAATGGAATCCTTGACGGAGTCGTCTGATGTACACAATCCCGCTGCGCGGCGGTGCCGCCAATGCACACCCGCGTTTTAGCGTACAGCTTGGCGACAACCTGATCGACTTTGAGCTTGATTTCATCTCCTACCTGGATGCTCCTGCCTGGTCCATGAACCTCCTGCGTGATGGCACGCGCATCGTGGCCGGCGCAATGCTCGAGCCCGGTAGCGACATCATCCAGAGCTACCGGACCGGTATCGGTCAGATGGTGTTCACCGGCAAAGACGTGACCCTGGACAATCTGGGCATCGATAACTTCCTCGTCTGGATACCCCCATTGGTGGAAACATGAGAGAGCGCGTTTGGTCGATTGACGTGAACGGCCAGCCTTATATCAGCCAGCAGATTGGACGCCGGCAGTTCCGCGTCCAATTCAACATCGATATCTCCCCCGGTGACGCGCTGTCGTTCGCCGACATCCGCCTCTACAACATGAACAAGGGATCTGCGATCGCGCAACGGTCAAGCATCGTGCTGCGTGCTGGCTACAACGACAACGTCGACGCGATCTTCACCGGATTCGTGACCAACACTCTGCGGGAGCGCGAGCCAGGTGCGCCGGAGATCATCACCAGGCTGATCTGCCGATCAGGCCAGCCGGCGGTTGATCGAGCGTCTGCCCAGCTGTCATTCGGCATCGGCACCAGGGTAGAGGAGGTGATCCGCGCCCTGGCAGCCGCATGGCCGCTTCCGATCGATATCGACAACGCTCAGTTCGCCGACGCTAAGCCGCTATCTTCTGGCTTGGTGGTGGACGGCGATATCCCGCAAGCCATGACCGACCTGGCATACGCCTACAAATTTGAATGGATGCAGGACCGCGGGCGGATTGTCGTCACGAAGCCGAATATGCCGCGCACCACAACCATGGTGAAGGTGGACCAGTTCAGCGGAATGATCGGTATCCCAGAGGTCTCCCGCGGGCCTGACGGCCTCGGCGTGTTCGTGGCGGTTCAGCTCAACCCCGCGCTGCGCATCAACGGCAAGATCAACGTAGAGAGCGAGTTCGCCACCTTCAACACCGGAAACCTCTTCGTATCCGAACTGAGCGGTGACGCCAGCGCCAACGGCGAGTACAACATTTTCGCCATGAAGCACTCCGGTGATTCACACAGTGATCTTTGGAGAACCGAGATCGACGGGTTGCGCGCCGGTACCACCCCTGCGGCGACTGAGACCGCAACCCCGCAAAATGGCAAGTTGATCTGGGGCGCAAGGGTTGACCAGGCGTTCCGCGTCAAGGTTCGCGAGATATGCGACCGGCTGTCCTTCGACCCGAACTGGCTCATGGCCGTTATGGGGTTCGAGACGGGCTACACGTTCAGCCCTGCAGCGAGAAACCCAGGCAGCACCGCGACGGGGCTCATCCAGTTCCTGGAGGCGTCCGCGCGCGCGGTCGGCACATCCACCGCCCAGCTTGCACGCATGACCGCAGTCCGCCAGCTCGACTACGTGGAGGCGTACTACAAGCCTTACTCAGGGCGTATCCGGAACCTCGGTGACGCTTACCTGGCAGTCCTTTGGCCGGCGGCAGTGGGGCGCCCGGATTCGTACGTGATGTGGGAGCGGGATAGCGGCCCATACCAGCGCGAGTACGCGGCCAACTCTGGCCTGGACGTTAACCGCAACGGGGTTATTACCCGCGGCGAGGCCGTCGCATCCGTTAACACCTCCTACATGCGCGGGCAGCAGTTCGTGCGATGACCACTTAACCAGGCCCGCCCCACGGGTTCACCGAATCCGAGGTAGGCATGCTTGAGTCAGAAGGCCGCGCAAAGCAGGCGAAGCTGATCCGCGACTCTGTCCGGGAGATCCTGAAGGGGGTCTGCACATCGCTGCCGGGCCACGTCTTGACGTTCGACCCGGTCAAGCAACTCGCCCAGGTGCAGCCCGGCATAGCACGCGTCGACATCAACGGCGCCGAGTTCACCATTCCCCCGATCATCGAGGTGCCGGTCTACTTCCCCGGCGGTGACTACTGCGTCGAGTACCAGATTGATTCTGGTTGTGAGGGCGACATCCTGTTCTCCCAACGCTGCATTGATGGCTGGATACAGAGCGGTGGGGTGGCGGCCAACCCGATCGGGCGCTTCCACAACATGCAGGACGCCATGTTCTTGCCGGGGTTCAGGTCTCAGCCCAACGTTTTGCCCGAATTCCAGAACAACGGCGTGCGCATGCGCAACCGTGCCGGCACCCAGTTCGTTTGGCTGAAGAACGACAACAGCATCTCCATGGATAACGGGGCCGCCAGATTCAGCGTGCTGGCCGACGGTACAACCCTGATGCAGAACGGCGCCGGCAGCTTCCAGCTGCAGGCAGACGGAACGTTCCTGATTAACGGGCTGAAGATCACGCCAGACGGCAACGTCATCACCGCCGCCGGCACGAACCTCAACACGCATCGCCATGGCGGTGTAACCCCGGGCTCCGGGACAAGCGGAGTTCCAGTTCCATGACCGTACGCAGGCTGGACGAAGAGACAGGCGACATCGTGACGCGCGGGCAGCAGTTCATCACCGGACAGTCCGAAGTAGCGCAGACCGTGCTTACCCGGTTGCGTCTGTTCCTGGGCGAGTACTTCCGGGACATCACCGACGGCACGCCGTGGTACGAGCAAATCCTGGGCAAGTTCACCAGCCTCTCCACCGCCGAGGCTGCGCTCAGGGCGCGCATCGCCAACACGCCCGGCGTGATCCGGCTCACCAGCTTCTCCGCTGACTTCAATATCGAAAACCGCAAATACAGCGTAACCGCTGGGATTCTCACCGAGTTTGGCCTGGAAGAGGTAACACTGAATGGCTAGCCTGACTTCGACCGGCTACGTGCTACAGACGCAAAACGACTGGTTCGCCCAGGAGCGCCAGTTCTACCTGGATATTGATCCGCTGTGGAACCTGGATCCTTCGACGCCTGACGGCCTGAAGATGGCGCACGACTCCGAGATCTTCTATGCGCTCGACGAGACGCTGCAGCAGGCCTACAACTCGAAAGATCCGAACAAGGCCAAGGGCAACGATCTGGACATCGTTTGCTCCCTCACTGGCACCATCCGCTCTGGCGGTTCGCGCTCGAGCGTGCAGCTGACGATCACAGCCACACCAGGAACGCCTATACCTGGTGGCAATCGTTTTGAGTCGGTCACCACCGGCAGCCGCTGGACAACCGACCAGGCTGTGACAGCTGACTCGCTCGGCTCCGCAACAGTCAACGCGACGTGCACAGTCGTCGGGCCTACCCAGGCTGACGCCGGCACTATCACGCGCATCGTGGACGTGGTGGCAGGCCTGGCCAGCGTGACAAACGCAGCGCCAGCAACTCCAGGTACTGACGGACAGCGCGACGAGCAGCTGCGCGTCACCCGCGCTACAGCAGTGGGCAAGCCCGGCAACAACCAAATTGACTCCATGATCGGCCAGCTGTTCGGCGTAGACGGCGTGCGCCGGGTCAAGGTGTATGAGAACGACACCAACATCAGCGCGGTATCGGCAGACAACCCGTATGGGCTGCCTCGACACTCCATTGCGCCAATCATCGATGGCGGCACTGACGATCATGTGGCTATGGCGATTTACCTCAAGAAGAACCCTGGCGCAACCCTGTACCAGGCCGGTACGCCATTTCAGGTGTTGGTCACTTCGCCGAAGTACCCGACGAACCAGAAGCTCATTCGCGCCAGCCGCCCAATCTACGTAGACATGCTGCCCGTTATCCATGTGGTCAACGACGGATCACTTCCGCCGAACGCCGACCAACTCATAAAGGAGGCGATGATGGAGTACGCCGCCGGCGACCTGATCCCAGCGGATGTGGGCTTCAAAATCGACGGCTTCGACATCGGCGAGACGGTGCCATTCAGCACGATCTTCACCCCGGTGAATAAGGTCATCGGCTCGTACGGTGACAGCTACGTTGACTTGCCTTCATCCAGCCTCAACGGCGGCCAGGCCAACGTCGCCATCGCTTATAACCAGATGTCCAGGTGGACGGAGAGCAACATCACCGTAGTGATCACGTGATGAACATCCCAGACCGCATTTACGCGCAATACCGCGACAAGCCGAAAGCCGTGGACTGGTACGCAATCGCCAGAGCGCTTGGCGGAAGCATCGAGGCGGCAGCCCAGGCTGTGCGCAAGAGCTACGACATCGATACCGCAGTTGGCGAGCAACTGAACGTTATCGGCCGAATCGTCGTGGCACCGCGTAGCTTCGTGGGCTCATTCCCCATGAATCCAGGCCTGTTCGATCTCACGGATGGCGATGAGTTTGGCGACGACGGCGCCATGTTCAGCGCGCTGACGATCGACCAGGATGGAAAACTCTCCGACGATTTATACCGGCTGGTCATCAAGGCCAAGATCGTAAAGAACAATGGCGAAGCGACTATCGAGAATATCCTCGACGGAATGAATTTTCTGCTCCCTAAAGCGGATGTTCTTCGAGTCACTGATGGTGAGGATATGTCCTTCAGTATCGAGTTCTATGGGCAGATTACGAACCTTGAAAGGTTTGCGTTGCTAAACGCAGGTCTTGTCCCGACGCCGCAAACAGTGAGATTTAACGGGTTTCTTGAGGGATACGCGATGGTGGAGTTCGGCGACATGGACGCCGAGTTCGGCGATGAAAATGCAGAATTTGCAGGGTATATAGGGGCATAGCATGGCACTTAAACTAAATGAGCGTTATCCGGGTCGATTCAATAATCCAACTCCAGGATACCCGCAGGGGTCCTATAAAAATAGAACAACTCCTGATTCAAGGGATGGATCCTACCTTGAACAAGATTGGGCGAATGATCAACTTTCATTTCTTTCATCAATTCTAGAAGGAGCAGGAGTAGAAGCTGACGGCAGCGTTGACGCAGTAGGCAGCTCTCAATATTACGATGCGCTGATTGATGTGATTTCAGAGAACGCTTCAACACCGCAGGCCACTGAGGTGGTGTTAGGGGGCGGCAAGGTTGCAACACAGACCCAGGTAACAGCTGGAGTTAGTGATGCAACAATTCTGACTCCACTTAAACTTTCGCAACGGCTTGCTGCCGTACTGGTTTCAGCAACTACAAGCGTCGCGGGTTTAGCGAAAATCGCGACACAGGCACTCGTCAATGCGGGATCGGATGCGGTTACTTTCGTAACGCCCGCGACACTACGTTTTGGTGTGTCCTACAGCCTTACGCTTCAGGGATACTTGATTCTACCTAGCTGGCTTGCTGGAGTTACCGTTCAGTGGGGGTCAGTAGGCTCCGCGGGGACCGTAAACTTTCCTACTGCGTTCACTCAGTCGTTTATCGCTATGGCTTCTGCAAATGTGAATGGCAATTTCGCCAGCACCAAAAATCTAACGACTACCTCTGTTCTACTCGAGAACTCAGGTAATCAGCCCATGACTTGGTGGGCAGTAGGGAGAGTCTAATGCGGTACTACAGCGAAACTACTGGCAGTACATACATAAAAGGCTTACACAAAGAAATGCCCGATGATGCTATTGAAATACCCGATGAGCTATTTGAGTCGGTTATCGCGAGCGCTCAGCCCGGGAAGGTCCGCTTGCATAAAGATGGTTTGCCATATCTGGCCGACCCAGCGCCCCCAACAAACGAAGAAGTGTCATCTGCAGAACGTATCTGGCGAGATGCGGAGATCGCTCGAGTGCAGTGGCTGCGTGAGCGCCATAGGGATGAAGTTGATATGGGGCTGGCTACCACTATTAAGTCGGCGGAGTTCAACGAACTATTGACCTATATCCAAAAGTTGCGCGATTGGCCTGAGTCTAAAGATTTTCCCAAGCAGGTGAAGCGTCCGGCCGTCCCGACATGGATCTCTGACCAGGTCCAATAGAATAACCCAAGCAGCGGCGAGCCAACTTTTTAGCAAGTGTTGCCTGGCGAAAGCCAGACGCTCACCGAGCGGAAGGTGCTGCAGATACTCACAAACGCCGGCACTTGAGCCGGTATTTTTTTTGCCTGGAGAAAATATGAATTCAACCGAGAAAGATCGTGACGTCCTGGCCCGTACGCTCTGGGGTGAGGCCCGCGGCGAAGGCTTGGCCGGGCAGATCGCCGTGGCCTGGACGATTCGCAACCGGGTTTTCGATGGGAAGCCAAGGTCTTGGTGGGGGGAGGGCTACGCCGGTGTGTGCCTGAAGCCATGGCAGTTCAGCTGCTGGAACCAGAAAGACCCGAACTACGCGTACCTGAGTGGTGCCAAGCCGATTCCGGCCGCGCAGTTCGCCCAGGCTCAGCGGGCAGCCGATCAGGTCATGTCAGGTGCTGTGCCTGATCCAACTGGCGGTGCCACACACTACTACGCCACGACAATGCCTAAGGCGCCTGCTTGGGCGTCGGGCGCCAGGGAGACTCTGCGCCTCGGTCACCACATTTTCTTCAAGAATGTACCGTGATGACGCCGGGTTCGGCTGGGGTCCACCCTTCTGGCGCTGGCAGTGGGGTTTGGCGCCGCCAGGCAGGCTCAGGACTGGTGCATGTGTAATAAGCTCTCCGCGCAAGAAGGTCAGGATAAGGCTCTAAAGCCATCGAGTTAATAGCCAGCG